CTAGCATTTGATGAATTTTTAAAATGAACAGTAAAACCTGTTCCAGAAATATTAGTAACTTCAAAATAATCTCCAGAAGCCATATTTTGTGCATTAATTCCTACAGAAGGAAGATTGCTATTAGCACCTAATAAAGAAGAAGTTCCTACAAAAAATGGATTAGTAAAAGTAACAGCTTTAGCGCCTGCTCCGCTAGAAGTTACATTTCCTTGTTCAGTTCTTCTTTGTAAAGATGCTGTATATCCTAATTGTGAAACTCTAATATCTTGCGCAGTATCATTACTTGTAAGTTTTGCTCTAAACTGAAAACCTCTTCCTTTATAAGTTCCATTAGCAAAAGTTTGAAAATCAGAATAAGTAGGAGAACCTGAAGAAGGATTATCTTGAGTAACTCTTACTAACATTTCAGCATTAACTTCTGTTGCTGTAGCTCCATCAAAATCGCTTATATCATCTATTAATCCTCGAGAATCAAATAAATCTGAAGGATAAAATGCTTCAGTTAAAAAATGTCGTTTTAAATCTAAACTAAATACTCCTCCTAAATCTAAAGTATCTCCTCCAGCAGTTCCGCCAAAATCATAAGTTCCTTCAGAAACAACTCCACCAAAATCATCTAAAGAACCAACTGCATCAAAATCTGTAATAGTATCAAAAGTACCACCACCAGATAAATTTAAAGTATTAAATGTACTTTCAAAATCAACATTAGTCTTTGTACCCTGAAATTTAGGACTATCTAAATCTTCTCTTCTAGTTTGTGTTATTAATGGTGCCTGATTATCAGGTAATTCAATAATTACGCTTGTTTCTCCAGGACAAAATCTACCGCCATCATCTCTAAATTTTAAAATATATTCTCCTTCTAGATAGGGAACTTCTGCAGCAGTTGTATTACCAGCTAAAGCCTGAATTAAATCTGTACTATTTGA